TGCACGGGGTGTAGTTATACAGCCTATTTTTAGTGGAGCTACTATTACTAGTTGTGATGGAATTCTTATTGATGACCTTACCTCAGCGGTTGTATCTAATTCAATTCGTTCCTTAGGCACCTCTCCTATGTTACATACTGGTAATGTTCGCATTGGAGATCAAACAACTCCAACTGATGCGCTTGAGGTAGCTGGGGATTGTCATATAACTGGAAAGTTAACGGTAGATGGAGCAATCGACCCAACGCAGGTTTCTATTACTAATGGATTCTCTACTCCCCCCCTAGTAATTCAAAACGCCGTTAATGTCCCTAATCTAGATTGTGACCTCCTAGATGGAAAGCATGCGAAGGGGTTCTCTCAGAAAGCAAGCCTTGGAGGGATAGATGGGAAGACAACGGGAGTAACTACACTTTTCACAACTCCAAACGATGGAACTCGCTTCTACCCCCACGCAATAATCGTAGAAGCAACCGCAGCGACTGGAGTGATTGCTGTTGCGAGTATTAGTGTTGGATCTAATGGAGCTAGTTATAACAATATACTCCCAATAACAGCACTAACTGGAGTCTCCGCGGCGAATGTGGTTCTTGTATTGCCAGTTACGACAGGAGTTTCAATTCCAGCGAATACGGATATTAAAGTAAGTGTAACAACGGGAGCAACTGGAACTACTCTAACCCTTAAAATAATTCCAATCGGAGTTTACGACTAATGGACTGGCAGAAGAAAAAGCTCGAAATTATAGCGAACATGAACTTCCTCCAAGGGCAACTTCACCTTTGTGAAGAAGCAATAAAGGACCAACAGACATGCGAACTCAATTCGGACATGGTTCCCCCTCAATTGGAAAGAGTCCAAACTACGCACTTAACCGAGTCGCAAGAGAACCATGGATCCAATGTCACATCTGCGCGTTCTGCATCCCAAGATCGGAAAGTGTCAAGCACTACCGGTTCGGGAAGTTAGTATGTGAACAGTGTGATGATCAACTAACACAAGCGGATATGTTGGAGCACGTCGAAAGAGGATAGATGGAAAGAGAAGAACCATCTGAGCAACCCTGTAGGGAGGGAGAGACGTTAAATCCCTTCCCTCCTACAGCAGTAGGCATGCTCGCGACTCTTTTCAATTCTAATTTTCAAATGAATTTAAATGTCCTTCCTGCGTCAACAATGACTGCTGCGAAGGTTATTATTGAAACGACGTTTTCTATGATTGTTTCAGCATCTAATCCTTGCCCAACTACCGGACCAGGGTTTGACGCATTTCAGAGTGGGATCGTGGTCCCAGGCCTAACGGCTAATTATGCACTTAGCATTAGTACCACCACTGTCGATATGTTATATACGTTTCCTTTTGTGGTAGGGCCATTTCCTAAGGTTGTAGATGCAATGGGACTATTTGCTATTCCAGTTTCTGGGTCTGCCCCAGGAGCAGAAGCAAGAGTTGGAATCTATACAAATACCTCGAACACTAATTTATATCCTAATTCATTAATAACAGAAGATATAGTGGTAGACATTAGCACTGGTAACACTGGGGCTACTAGTAGCAAACTTGTATCCCTAGTATCCCCAGTGACACTTTCTGCTAATACGATGTATTGGACTAGTGTACTAATGAAAAGTGTCGTAGGAACTAGGATAAGAGGAAGTCAATTTAGAATTGCTTTCTTAGGCTTTAGCACTACATCCCTAAGGGCTTGTTTGGGGTATCGAGCAACCAAAGCATATGGAGCCCTCCCAGCTACTTACCCGACTCCTCCTGATGCTATCGTAACAACAAACGACACCACCCACCAGCCAGCGATATTCGCTAGGATGGCGTTTGTATAATGCCTTGGCCATTTTACTTAGAGATAGACTCTGCTCCTATTGGAGAGCGTTATTACCTAGCGGGGACTCCAACTCAGAATCAGTTAGCAGGTCCTGGGGCTATATATCCAAAGAATATACTATATGCTATCCCTTGGTTTGAGTCTCGGGGGCATATAGTAGAGAAGATTGGGGCTTTAGTGTCATTCACAGGGAAAATTAGATTTGGAATCTATGACTCTTTAGCTATCCCAACGGCTCCATATCCTAATAATTTATTGATTGATACAGGTGAACTATCCGCTACTGGATTTGGGGCGATTAAAGGAAATATATCTGTTACTTTAGAGGCTGAGACTCCATATTTCTTTGTAATGTTAACTAACGTGAATGCAACGGTAACAAACCTAGGAGCCCCGGGGTTGTTTTTAGGGGTGGTTTCAACTGACTTCTCTAAGTACTATACACATTATACATCTACGTTCGCTTATGCAGCTTTACCAGCTATATTCCCTCTAGGCGCTAGTATAGCAGCTCAACCTTTAGATAACGCTCCTCCAGGAATTGGGGTTAGCGTAACAACAGACTCATGTCCTTAGACTACACAGCATTTACCCAAACGGGCCTAACAGCGCTAAGTACAAAACAATACTATGGAGGCTGTTTGTATTCCTTCGCGGGGACTCTTTTCGTGGCTACTACCGCTCGGGATACACTATTCGCGTCCCCATTTCCAGAAGATAGAGGTGGGACTATAGATGAATTAGCATTTTATTTATCAACCAACGCCCCCGCTGGGGCTAAGGCTAGAATGGGAGTTTATTCAAATTCTGGTAGTAAGATTTTATATCCAACTACCTTAGTGCTAGATGCTGGGGAAATAGCTATTGATACAGGTGGAGGGGGACTTCGTATTATTTCAGTCAGTTTATCCCTAGACCCAAACACGTTATACTGGTTAGCTTGGGTCTGCACTGGATCAGCAGATCCTGCTATTTTCCAGACCGACGATATGGCTATATTCGGACAGGGGAGTAATGTGTCTGGAAGGGGGGAAGGTTTAAAGGTTGCTTTCACATACGCTGCCCTTCCGGACCCCTTCCCAGTAGGGGCGGTTGTTTTAACGGCATCCCAACGACTCGTTGGTTTAGTAGTTCACTACTCAGCTTAGAAGGTGACATATGCCAGGGATAGGAAATCAAACTGAACAGGACTTTATGACTTGGCTTTTTAAACAGACGGACATGCCAACGGCAACCCCTGATTTACAATTCTCCCTCCATAGTGCAGATCCTGGGGATACGGGGGCTAATGAGCTTAGTGGTGGGACGAGCCTTGGGTATGCAAGGGCTTCTTTGGATCCAGATGTGAATTCAGGGACAAATGTTAATTACACCGCGATTACAGAAGAAGGAACTCATACAGTGGTAATGAATGCTTCTATCATCCAATGGCCTGCGGCTACTGGGGCTTGGAATAGTGGAAGTCCAATCTTATTCTTCGTAGGTTGGGGCTCTGGGGGGACGGTTCCTTTATTTAGTGGAACTATAAATGGCGGCCCAGGAGTAACTGTCTTGACAGGTCAAACTCTTCAATGCTTCGCTGGAGATTTTAAGGCTGAGGTTGATTAAATGGTTGGTTTCGATGCACTTAAAACTGAAGTCATAGCTCGTCTAGGAAACCGGACGGATATTGACGCTCGGGTTGATAGATGGATTAACTACGCCTTTGATGAACTTCTTTTAAACCCTCGGTTTAATTTCTTCGAGTTGGACGATCAAGTTTCCTTTCAAACCTCCAATGGAATTAACCAGCAGACTCTTGATATTGCTCCTAATCTGTGGTGTATCTTGGATATTACTGATCTTGATAACTTTAGACATTTGCAGAGAAGTCATTTCCAGGTTTTGGATCGGGTTACAGGGACGGTTGGGCAGGTTGTACGATACTACCGCTTTGGAATGTCTATCTTTTTCGACCCAACCCCTGATGCGGCGTATAACATGCGGCTTCGTTTTAGAAGGCGCCCAGGGGATCGTGTTAGTGGTCTAGATTTCGAGGGCCTTGGGACCGAATGGGAGGAGCCCGTTACGGTACTTTCAACTGTTAAAGGCTTCGAGGCCTTGGATCAAATGGATAAGGCACAAGCCGCTCGCCAACTATTTGAGGCCATCCTCCCCTCAAGAATGGACGTCCCAACACTTGAAGATGCAGACGCAGAGACTACAATTGCTCCAGTCTTGAGGTATAGACTTGGCTAATCTTGGAACCCAAGCCATGCGAGTGCTAAGAGAGGTGTACCTTGGCTGATCTTTCTACACTAGATGCGACCCAACCTCCTGATACACAACTTGTTGCTCTAGGAGCTCAGAGGATACGAGAGACTAGGGATGCAACTAAGACTTCATTTGCGCTTGAACATGCCCTTACAGGCGAGCATAGAATCCCTATCGGGGGAACTGGAGGCGAACCCGCGGCGGGACATGCTGGGCGTTTGTACATTAACACCAGCGCGGATACCCTCGAATATGATACAGGAAGCGCCTGGGTTGGGATCTTAGGACAAGGGAGTGGGATTAAGTCGGTTCGAGACGATGGTCCGTTTACGGTCCCTAATGGGTCGTTTTTGACGTTATTGAATCTATCCCCCTTTGCTCTCGCGACCAGTGCAAATGTATATTTGATTGCGAAGTTTGCTATCACCTACGGGACCACAATCCTTGGGATGCGATTCTTAGTTGATGGTTCCCCTCTAGCGACAGACATCAAGACTGGACTAACAGGGGGAGCTGGAGACGTGGTAACGATGCAAGATATGTCCTTCCCGGTATCGAGTGGATCACATTCGTTTAGTATCCAAGCTGAGGGCTCTGGGGGGACGCATACGGTTACGAAGGTTCGTCTGTTGGTGATTCCGATTTACTAGATGGCTACTAAGCAGCGAGTCCATAAGCCTATGCCTATCCAAGGCCGGCGTACGTCCTGGCCTGCGGATATGATGGGGGATTTGTATTCGCCGAATTGTCTCAATGTGAGGTTTAGATTTGGAGAAGTGAGGCCAACGCCAGGGAGGGATAACCTAGCGGGGCCTGATGTAACTCCTCAGCCCGCTTTGTGGATTGGTCAATTTCCTTTATTGAATGGCCTCATATGGGCTATTAAACTGACCACAACTAAGATGTATAGATGGGGAGATACAAGCCCTGGTGTCCCGAGAATGTGGTTTGAAATCCTCCCAGGGGACTCGACTCCTTTAGGTGCCAGTCGGTGGACTGTTGCGATTGGTGAAGGGAAGATGTTCTTCTGCCGCATCGAGGATCCCGTTTACTTCTGGGATGGGCTGGCAGCGAGTCCATTTAAGGAGATCTCTACGCAGGCGGGGTTTGAAGGAATTGGAAGCGGAGGGATGCCTAAGGCGAAATATTGTGAATATTTTAACAATCGGTTGATTTTGATGTATACCGTCGAGGGATCAACTACATTTGCGAATCGCGTTCGATGGCCTGAGAATGGGAACTTTCTCAAGTGGGATGAGACCGCGGCGCTAGGCGCGGGGTTCCTTGACTTGGTTGAGGGAGGTCAGGAGCCTATTAGAAATGGAAAGAGCTTTGGTTCTGGCTCTCGTATGTTCATTGGAACTCGTCGAACGATCAAGGATATGATTCCAACGGGATCTCTTGATCCAGTGCATCAGGAGCAACTACGAGTCCGAGGTTATGGAATAAATGCACCATATACGGTAGGGAATACAGGATCGTCTGTGTTCTTTATGGGATATGATCGTAACGTTTACTCGTGGGACGGGATTCAGATAACCCCTATTGGGGAACCGATATTCGAGGAACTACATGCTATTACAGAGCCTGATAAAATGGACAACTACTTCGCTGCTGTTTCTACCCAGCGTCAAGAGTATTGGCTTATTCTCACCACCGGCGACGCATTCGTCTTCGACTATGCTCGTAATTATTGGACTAGGGATACTGTGCCTGCTTTTACTGCGTTGGGAGAGGTAGAGGATACGACGAATGCCCCACGTTGGCTCGATATGACTACTACGTGGGAAGAGGAACATCATACGTGGGAACAGCTCCTAGGGACCTCCATGACTGCCTTTTGGGGTGGCCGTGCAGACGGATCGACAGCAACCATAGATGAGATGGTCTCGTGGGATTACTTCTCGATTGGATCGATTATAGATCGGTTTGTGGAGACTCCAGACTTTTATACTGACGAGACTGCTGGAACCAAGGAGGGGACTGTATATCGAGTGTTCCTTAATTATGCGTTCGTAAATTCAAACCCATTTATGACTGGAGTCTCCTTCGATAGAGGAGTTAACTGGACAGAGAAAGAAGTAGTTCCACATCCAAGGGGTTTCAGTTGGATTGATTTCATCGTGACTGGGAATACGATGCGTTTCAGGTTCAGGGAAAATGACGCTACGGGCTCCTTCCGTTGGAGGTCGTATACCTTTGAGGTGATCGAAAGTGGCGACTTCATTGGAACTACTACCAGTTAGTGAGATCAAGTGGGAGCCATTGGTGCTGACCCCATTGAAAGCCCAATACCTTTGGGACCAAATGAAGAAATTTCCTCAAGTATTTGATGACTTCTCGAAGGGCGACTATGACAATTTTATTAGCCAGTTTTTCGTTCCTAATAACGTGTTTATTGATATCGGCCCCGGTTTGGGCTTGGCGGCGGGATTTGCGGTTAAGCCTGGTCTTGATGCTGTTCTTCATTTGGTTATGTTTGACAGGAGGCTACGCGGGCGTGAGGGTATTTTTAGGGAGATAATGGAATACTTTTTCAAGCATTTACAGTTGAAGCGAATGACTGCTATGATTGCGGATGATTGCCTAACCGCCCGTAAGCTCGTCCAACGGCTTGGGTTTAAAGAAGAAGGTTGCATGAAGAAGTCTATCTTACGAGAGGGACTTCTCCATGATACCTATATATATGGAATATTGAGAGAGGAAATGGATGAACATTCGAGGGTGGAAGGTACAAGACAAGAAACAACTGGTCCCGTTGATTCTAGCATACCTGCTTGAGATCGAAGGAGATGGGTATGATTACCTTCCAACCCTGGAAAATGCAGAGATGCTATTTACCGTGGGTCTAGGTGGGGTTTATTTAGGGGATCCCGTGGTGCTCGCTGAGGATAATGAGGAACCAATAGGTTGGACTTCTTGGATTCGAGCGGTTTCACATTTGATGGAATTTAGGGATAGAGTTTGCCTTGGGATGGGGACGTATGTGGTTCCGTCTTGTAGACGTATGGGAATTGCGAAGGAATTACACCTTGCAGCTGAAGCTATTGCCCGCCAAGCGGGTTTTACTCGTATAGACCGGATCGGGAATAAGAAGGGAGAACGTATGCTCCTACGAGATGGCTGGAAGCCAGCGGCTATTGTATATCAGAAGGTGCTTTAATGCATGCAAATAGGGAAGTTTATAGGCACCAAGGGGAGTTTGGGAGGGAAGAGAAGAGGCATGTGTGGGCTACCATCGCCGCGGCCGCGATTGGTGCAGCGGCTACTGCAGGTAGCGCGGCTTATTCGGCGCATAGTGCTGGACAGGCAGCGAAGGCGGGGCAGCCCTCGTCACACAAATTCCCACTTCCTCCTCGCCAGCAGGGATTTGAAAACTACTACACCCGCCTCCTTGCTCAAAATTTAACGCAGACTCCGCCCTCGTTTGTTGATTATATAAACTCAGGAGGAAAGGCTAGGTTTCCATTGGTAGGAGCTAACCAGTTTACTCCTCAGGAAGCGAGGAAACTGGGAATTGTAGATCGTAAAGGAAATCCGGTTCCGTTCTTGCAACAAGGGCAGACTTCATTAACGCCTGAGCAACAGCTTTACCTTGGATACCTAGGAAACCTTTCTCATAGCACCGGCCCGCTCGCGAGGGCTTATCAGGTAAATCAGAATATTAAGAATATGACCAGCCAACCACAGACGCCAGGACGGGTAGCGAGGGAAGATACGCTTCGAGCAAGGAGAGATCGCTTCCTAGCTGATCCCTCAGGAGGGCTTGCATAATGGGCCAGCAATCGGGTTCGTCGTTGCAGGGTTTGTTGTCTCAATATCAGGTTCCAATACCAGATATTGCCCAATCATACATGCGCTCGTTTCAGAAAGGAGGTCCGATTGATGTTCCGTCGTATCAGGAACTCTACGGGTCTTACAGAAACGTGGCGGAGAAGGAAACGAATAGACAAGCAGCGAATCTCACTGAGGCCTTTGGATCCCAGGGAGCGAGATATTCGAGTGATCTACTGGCGGGGCAAGGAAGGTTGAGACAGAATCTCGCTTCGGATCTACAGAATCAAAGTGGGCAGTTTCTAACGGGGCTTAGGGGACAGCAGTTTAATGAGGCTCAGAGCCTTGGAAACCTACAATATGGGATTAGTGAAGCTGGAATGGCTCGTTTGTTTCAGGATTACTTAAGACAGACAAGCCCACCCCCGTTGTTTGGAGCCGGCTCGGGTTATAACCCACCACAGGGGACGGTAGGAGTGTACTAATGCCTAATGTCATTATAACTCCATCGTTTGCGAACATTAGAGCGAGAGAGAAGAACCTTCAGGGATTAGCAGTCTCGGAGGGGATCAGAGATACCGGGAGTATTATAGCTCAGGCTTTGCTTGTTTATTCACAAAGGAAACACGAGGAAGATACTGAGAAGTTGAGTATCCTTCAAGGTATGCAGAAGCAATATGGGGAGAATATAGGCCAGCCAGCGTTGGATGAGATGGATAAGATTCTTAAAAGGAAAGGCCTCCCGGGGCTTCCTAGGGACACCGTGACCGGGGGGTATTCGAAGCCTACGCAGTCGTTAGATCAGGTGATTGATCAGAATATAATCAAAGATCCGAAGCTACTCCATGCCGCGGCTTATAAGGCAGCTTCTGGGGGGAGTGAGTTTGGGGATCGGATTAAGGAATTACATAACCAAGCTCAAGAGGCACATGAGGAAGCGAAGAATCAGCTATATCAAGCTCGAACCGATGCAATGCAGGAGAAGACTGAATCAGGCAGGATAACCGCGGCTACTAATCGAAGACTCAAGGTTATGGAAGCGTTGGCTAAGCAGCGTAGGTTAAAACTAGATCAGCATAAAGCTCTTGATGCCTTTACAAATAAAGCAGAAGCTAACATGTGGAAGGCCGTGGAGACTTATAATTCTAAGAAAACTACTCCTGAACAAAGAGTAGCGCTAAAAGGTGCTCTTGAAATAACTCTCCGTCGTGGGGGGGTTAGTGAAGAAAATCTACCTAAATTTTTTGCTGATTCTAGTGGGGATTGGTCTAAAGGGTTGCTTGCTAAGTTATGGAATCATCTTCCTCTTGTGGGAGCGATTGAAGCAGAGCATGCGATTAGAGGGGTTAGTAGCCCTGAGATCCCACCTGAGGGGATTAAGAAGGGAACTGAGGTAGTCCCTGGGGTTACATTTGAAGGAGAAGAGTAGTGGCTCAGGATGATGTTATAGTTCAGACTACCAAAGGGCCGATGAGGGTTCCGAAGGATATACAGGCCCTCTCGGATGAAGGAGACCGGATTAAGGCTGAACAACCTAAGGTCAAGAAGTATGTATATAAGCTAGATGGAAAGAAGTTTACAGCAGATCATGTGCTTTCTAAAGTAGAGGCGGAGAAGATTAAGAATATGATGGCTCCGCCTTTGTCTAAAGCAAGCGAGCCAAAGTCTCCCGTTCAAGGGGTTGCGTTTAAGGACCCGGTAGGGGAGACACTAGGACATCCTATCGGGGAATACCTACAAGGAGTAACTCCACGAGGAGCGGCTGCTACCGTCGTGAGGCAGGGAGTTCCTATCGCAGCCGGCATAGCCGCGGGAGTTGCAACGGAAAATCCGATTGTTGGGCGGGCGGTGATGGGGCTAGCCTCGGGGGCTTCGACATACCTTGCAAATAAGATTGAAGGGAAGCTAACTGGGGGTTTGGAGGTTGCTGAGCAAGCAGTTACGGGGGCTTTATATCCCGGGGCTGGGGGCTCGCTTGCGAAGGCAGTTACTAAAGGGGGAGTTTATGGGGCTACTAGTACAACCCTCGATTCTCTTGCGAAAGGCGAGGGAATGCCCTCTTGGGGACAGGCAGCACTTGGTTTCCTATTTGGAGGTACATTCCTAGGAGGCGCGAATAAGCTAGTCACAAGGCAATCCCTACGGGAGGTACTTCCAACGGAAGTTGCAGACGTTGTGCATCCGATTATTACAAATGATAAAGTGACGATCCCGGTTGCGAATGAGGTAGAGAAGGAGGGGATAGAGGAGGTTGGTACAGTGGTTCGGAAGTTGAAGTTAGGAAAGGTAAGCAATGTAGATCCAGTTGATTTCTCTAAGCTCCAAAAAGGGGATTCTCCTCATGAGCCTCCTGTAAAGAGTGAAAAGACGGGGGCTAAGTTTAAGTGGAAGAAGGTAGGAAAGGGCGAGTATGTAAAGGATTTTAGTGGGTCGGGGGAGGTTCCTCCTACGGAGACCAAAGGTCAGGAGCCCCCGCCCTCGCAGAAATTCCAAGATCCAAAGGGTTTGACAGTTACACTCTATAAAGCTACTCCTCCACCTCGCTTATTTGATCGCCTTCAAAAGCAAACGGGGGTCCCGGTTTATGATGATGTGTTTAAACCGGTTCAAGAAAATATCCACAACTTTGAAGCTCTCGATAAGGAAGTAAAGAGGATAAATGAAAAGTATCTCGACAACCCAAATGTTCCTGAGCAGGTAAAGAATGTAATTCGTCACTACACTCAAAATGCCCTACATGTTAATGACAAGACGTATCAACACCTGGTGTTTGCTATTATGCAGTATGCGAAGAAACTTCCTATCCTTGGGAGGTATGTAACTGAGCAAACTGCTAACGACTTAGCAAATATGGTTATAGGAGGGCCTCAGCTATCATTGCTTGCAGCAAGGGCCGGGACTCCCTTTCGAGTACTTTCGCATATTTTCCAAACAGGATATATGCAACTTGGAGAGAGAGGACTCGCAAAGGGGATACAAGGGGCTCTTTCAAGACGAGGTTGGGCAGAAGCTGCAGCGGATGGAGTTCTAGAAAGGATTTCCGCGCCTGAGGAGATTGCTGCTCTTGCGGAGCGGGAGGGAATGCTCGGGAAGGTAATGCGAGCTTCCTATTGGGGAATTGGGACATCGGCGGATATTTCAAGGGTCATTACCCACCAAGGGCAGAAGTATGTAACACAAAGAGCAATTCAAAAGGCTGGAGGAGATGTAAATAAGTTTCGTGTTCGCATGGGGGAGGTGGGATTGCCTCATGCGGAGGTGGAGAATATAGTCAGGTTATACCAACAGGGTGATATGCAAGGGGCGATTAGGGCTTCTACGATAGCCCGGGCGCGATCAAGTGTCCCTTTACATTCGAGGGCAGATAGAGCGATGATGTCTACAGGAGGGGTAGGGGGGAGAATGGCGACGGGGCTTTCGACTTGGCCTCTTTTTTATGGAAATTTACTTAAGGAAACATTTATTAGCGGCCCTGGGAGCAAGACTCAAAAGGCTATTGCCTTCGGTCGTTGGTGGGTGGCGAATCAGATACTTTCAAACTACATAGCCAAGCCAATCTATGAGGATATTGTAGGCTACGATCCTGAAGAGGCCGAGAGACGTTCAAATGCATTTACTCACTTCTCTCCTTTGTTCTATGGTCTTAGCCCAGCGGTGGATGTTTATAAAGGGGTAGTTGAAGGAGGGAAGGAGTTGGTTACTGGGTATAATAAGTATGGAAAAGAAGTACCTAGAGAGAAAGCCCTCGCTCATACAGCAAGGGCCCTCAAACCAGCTATTCCATATTACTACGCCGCGGAAGATGCAATATCTGGGGTTGGTACTATGCTAAAAAAGACCTTGGAGGACAGATGAACGAAGCCTCGTTTTTAACTCGATGTGTATGTGGGATTTTGTATAAGCTCACGTCGATTGAAGATGTTTATGAATGTCCCAACTGTAGCCTTGATGTGACGGTTAAGGTAAACCACCATCTTAGCCCCCGCGAGGATGGGGTGTTAAGAAGGGCTATTACTAAGCAAAATCAGTTTCTATAATCTTCCATCTTCATCAGTAAAGAATATTTCGTGGTTTAGTTCGTATACGACGCTGAACCTTTCGTTTGCTTCTATAGATTCTATTATCTTCTCTCTTACCAACCATATTTCCATTGTTAGTCTTTTAGGTGTTCTATCCAAATGACTATTGTGGAGTTCTCTGGATCATAAACAATTTCGCCTGTTTGGTATAGGGTTTCTAGGACAGTTTTGAATGTAGGTGCGTCGATTGGGAATACCTTTCGCATTAAAGCACTCCTACCTAAGCGTTGGAAGCGTCTCATTACTGTCCTAACCTTCGCTACGTGATCCGTTGTCTCGTTCCCTCCCATCTCCGAGAATGCCCCTGGTGCTAGGTCTTCGGCTTTATTAAGCGCGGTCAAGGCCGCGTCTAGGTGATGCTCCTCGACTACGGTTGCCAGTCTATCCGCTGCTAGTACCATCCCGAGTCTAAGCAAATGATCGTGCTTGCGTCCGTGCATTCCTTCTAACCGTTTATCCCTGACTGGTGTTTTACGATGTGTTGAGTACCAGTTGCGAAACCAGGCCTTTGCTTGTTCGTCGAGGATGAATTCGCCTTCAATCGAGGCTCGCTCTAAAAGCATGGCTTTGAGTTGGAGGTGCATATGGAGTTCTTGGGGTGTCAGCTCTGGAAAGGCGTTTTCCCGATCTGTATCTGGTTGAAATACAAACATTATTCGAGAGGCGAATCCTTCGTGCATTGCTGACTGTGGTATCCCCTTAGCGATTCCGTCAGGAGTGGTTGCCGCAAGGATTCCCATAAACACATTGTACACTTCATCAGTTCCTTTATTCTTAGTTCGATAGGTCCTGTGATCTGGACAATCAAAGAGATCTGTAAGTAAGTGGATAATAGGCTCACCGTAGCTTTGTTTGGTGAGGAATACGCTAAGTTCTCCACTGTGCACGAAAGCAGTCGGAGATTGGTATTGTTTGGTTCCATTGCTTTCGATCTCCACGCAGTCTTCCGCCAACTGGCGGGTTAGTTTCTCGGGGGTTATCTTCCCATCAATAATCTTTACAGATTCGATTCCATCAAGTAATCGAACCCCAATATTAACGGCGGTAGATTTGCGACAAGAAGCGCTACCTGCAACCAGAACGGTAAAAAAGTTTGGATATAGCCGGTAATAGCCGCGATTAATGTAACACTTGCGACCGAGGCTAGCAGCAAGGATAGTAATGCTAGTCCATAAATGAAATAAGGCCGGAGACTCCTGGTTCGCTGTGTAGTCCATGTACACCTGAAGAAACGAACTCGCGCCTTCAACTTGCCTCCTTGGAATCGGGCTGTTTTCTTTCATACGCCCGTAACTCCCCCCAGCTTCGCCCAATTTGGACGTCTACTGGTATCGTCATGTTACGTCCGTGGATTTGTATCTGACAGGACATTGCCTGTTCTAGGTCTCTGACTCCCCGTTCGATTGCTCCCGGTTCGTCTGCGACCTCGATCGCAAGGGAGTCGTGAACTTGGATAAGCGGGATGTAACCTCTAGCGTGCAACAGACGCATCGCTCGATTCGTAATCCCACCAACCGTCGATTGGGGTCTCCAACTGAGCGCGATCCTATGGAGATGGTCATCCATGCGCCCGAGGAAGATCCGGAGGCGACCGAGAGGGTTTGTGAGTTTCCGGGTTCGTGATACGTCTGCAATGATGGACTTTTGCCATCGGAGTATTCCAGGGTAACGATCAAGATAGCCCTCCAGGAAGTACTTAGCTTTTCGTTCGGGGGATGAGATGCCCCGAAGGGAAATGTCGTTTAGATCGATTCCATTCATTCGGCAGACGATTACAAACTTACGTTCTTTCATTCCATAGTTACATGCGAGGGCTACTTGCTTGAAACACTGGCTTTCTGGTGTTCGATCCCCTTGATCGTCGTGCGACTGTATTGTATATCCCAATATGGAGATCCCGACTTCAGTATACAGGTCACGAGTATGGTCGTTGAAGAGTTCGATGAGTTTTTCCTCTTGGGCATCGTAAGCCGTAAAGTGAGCTTCCGCTCGGGCCAGGTCTCCGTAGACGAATGTACAGCCTGGAGCCGCCACAAAAACTCGTCTCGTCCCTTTTGGGATGTTTTGAAGCTGAGGTCCTTGCCCTCCAGAGCGGCTACTAAGGCGTCCACTATCCGTTCCGTGGATAAGATAGTTGGCTTTGTATCTTCCATCACTTCCAGTCTCCAGGTTTAGGAAGTTTGAGATTAAGGTCCTTCGTTCCCTAATTTCGAGGATCTGTTGGAACGTCTCTGCGTGTGGGGAGTTATAAGCCAATCCCCTGAGGGTGTCCTCGTCGGTGGATAAGGCGCCTTTCTTCTTAGTAACCTTAGAGGGTCGGACACCAAGTTTCGTATATAGGAATCTAATATCGTCTGGACTTCTGACATTACATTGGAATCCGATATGCTGGTTGAAAGACAGTTGCAGATATTCAACCTCGCGTTGAAGACGAGCCTTCGTTTTGTTGAGGACCGGGAAATCGACGCATAGACCACGTGATTGCATTGCCATGACGGGCCGGATGAGGCCCATGATGTGTTCTTGGAAGTATTCGTATTGGTTGAATTGTTCGAGTTCTGCTTTGAGCCCGAGGTAGCATTCATACGTCGTTGCTGCGTCTTTGCAGTTGTACGTCCAATAGCGTTCGAAATCCCCCGAGAAGCCGCCTTCGTCTTTGTAGTAGGGTTCATCGGTGTAGATGCTCACCAAAAAAGCAAGCGAATGCTTTCCAGCGAGTGCATCAATTCCTTCACGTTTGGACTGGCTTCGCTTAGACGCGCCACCCAGCTCTGGCCACAGAAGGTGATGGGCGAGCATCGTGTCGAACCACAAATGTGGCATCTCGAATCCCCAACGCTCGAGTCTTGTGGTATCGAATTGGATATTCTGTCCGATGATTCGTCGGGTTCGGAGGATATGATCCAAGGCTCGCCATATGATTCTAAGCTCGTAGCTAGAATAACCGCCTCCAATAAACGGGATACATATGGCTCGATCTGATCTATCTGCAATTCCAATACATGAAGGGTCTTCTCCGAACGTCTCAATGTCCACGGAAATTGGGTCCATAAGAGACTCGAGGTAATTCGTCGCAACTTCGACGCTAGGTCGGAGGGTGTAAGTTCTTTTTGGTCGACGGATATCTGAATAACGAGCTTCACGCGCAGCCCTCCTTAAGTCCCTTTCGAGGACGTAGGTGTATTGGTAAGTACGTAGACAAGCCGCTGGGTGCCATGTTGCGAGCACTTTACGACCAGGGAGCAAGGTTGATTCAAGAACCGACCCTCGATGGTTCTCGATGCTTGTTCTTCCAGTAAGAGCGAATAAGGCGTCTGCTCCCAAGGCCACCAAAAGATTGGCTTTGACGTTGGACAACTCTGCTTGCAAACCAGGCAACGCGACCTGTATTTCTGCCTTTGTAGGAGTGTCGTTAGTAGAAGAGAAATCCTTTCGGACATTCGTAACGTAGGCTTCAGATCGTACAATAGGAGAGAGTCTCCAAAGAAGCCTTCCCGAAGCTCCCACGAACCCCCGCTTTTCAGATACTTCGTCTCGTCCCGGTCTGGCCCCAATATAGGCAATGCGAGCATCAAGCGCTCCATCTGGAGGGCAGTCGACTCTCTCTGCGAACCCCATTTCATTCGTTCTCTGCTACCTGTCGGGGCTCCGGCGTTTCGAGGAGGCCTTCTTTTTCTTTGGTTTGGTGGGAGTGGATGCGTTCAGCAAGTCGATCAATGGACGCCCTATAAAATGATTCTTTCCTTTCGATTCCGATGAATTTGCATCCGACTTGGTCTGCCGCGACGAGGGTTGATCCTGAGCCTGAGAAGGGGTCAAGAACCAACTCCCCACTAACACATGATGCATTAATAAGATGTCTAAGGAGTGTTGCAGGCTTCTCTGTAGGATGGATTTTCTGACCCGGGGGGATAGTGTCAAACTTAAGGTAATTAAACGCCTGTGCATTGACAAGCATGCGGCCTCGGTTGATGAAAAAACACGGTTCGTATGCGTAGACCCATGTTCGATTAGGGTCTCCAATTCCCGGAGTATTTTTGATCCACGTGATTGGTGTTTCATCACAGACTCCAAATTGGTTGCGGAGCATTTTAAATGTCTCTTCATAACGTGTCATGTGGAAGAAAACGTAAGCATGCCCATCGGGTTTGAGAATCTTCCCACACCACATAAAAACCTGGTCGAGCATGTCCATGATGGCGTGGGGGTCGTCGTCATACATGGCGCCGACGTTGTCTGCGAGGCGGCTTCCGGCGATTGTCTGACCTTCCTTGTGCATTCCGAGGCCGAAGGGGGGATCGGTCACAATGCAATCTACTTTGATATGGCGCTCGGCTAGGTACTTGCAGATGTCCCGGCTGTCGCCATGAAAGAGGACTGACTCTCGTTCTTTAAAAATGGTTCGCTTGACGGGCTGGCGAGTTACAGCAGGCGCATCGGGATTCTTTTCCTCCTGAAACTCGTCAAAGGTTTTTGTAACACTCGGCCTTGTTCTACGAGCCTGTTCCTCACGGAGCGCTGTTTCCTTCTTCAAGCGGTAACGTTTAAACGCAGAGGATTTGGTAGGCTCATCTCCAATCTCAGGGTATTCCCGGAGTGCCCTTGCGAGCGTTAGATCCATGCTTAATGATGTCGACGTACGATCAAGCTCCGTTTCCATGTCGGATAGGTTGTACCCGACTTTACCGTCGACTCGATCGACCAACGCCGCTGTACCTTTCTGACCCTTCCCACCAGTTTGGCCTTTCCCATACCTCTCTTGCTTAATTGTGAATAACTTCTCAATACCACATACTTCTTCCGTCCAGTGTAGGTCTTCCCTACGAAGATTCTCCTCAAGCTCAATCTCTTTGGAGAGGGCGGGGTCGACGTCTTCTCTTCGGATGGCTTCGATTTCATCCCATTGGAGTTCTTTGGCTGCGGCAAGGCGGCGCCCTCCTGCAATCAAGAAGTTGTTTTGATCTATGACAATGGGCTGAATCTGCCCGATGCGAGACATTGAGGAGATGAGAGCGTCGAAGCGCTCGTTATCGAGACGCTTTCGCATGCGTTCAGCGACGTTGATTTCGGTAATTTTGATCTTCACCATCCACCTCCTTCTGAACAAAGAAGCCCGACGAGGGAGCTTGGCACCGCAAGATACCGAACTTTTAAACCCCCGCCGGGCTTCGCTTCGCGACTTTAGGCTACGTGATAAGGAGTCTTGATCTCGTTTCGCTGTTCGCCCTTTGTGACGTTACCACGAAACTCCCGGCCGACGAGCATCTGGGTGACCTCGGGATCATTAGCCCGGATTCGCATAGCGGGCATGCGAGTCGCGACGAAGAGAGCCTTGAGGTGCCCATGGGAATTGGGACTCGTGGAGACGTTCAAATAGAGCGACATATTGTCGTGCTTACCATCGCGAGGATTAATGACGAGGCCAATGTAAGGATACTGCGCTCCCTCCTTGTGCTTCCAGGTGGCTTCCTTGATGTAGAGTTTACACGCGGGAGTCTCTGCCATCTGCTCCCCCCAAGCGTCTACATCCTCGAGGTTAATGTCAATCATTTCAGCCATTCGTCTTCTCCTCTGGTTGAGGCCCTTTGGGCCTTGGTTTACAGCATGCTTCGCATTGTTTGAGATCGGTGTAGACGGAGCCACAGCGACTGCAGTACCAGGTGATTAGCTTCTGCTTCGCCTCCTTGATATGTAACTTGCAACAGGAGACGTCACTCATTGGTTTTGGGTTCATGTTCAGGCTCGTACCAACATTCTGGACATTTGCTTGTAGTCTCCTTGTTTACCCTTTTACAAATTGGACAAGTCCATGTCTTAGACTCCATAAATCCTCGCGGGGTCGATTACTTGTTTGTACCCTAACCCCTTCGTGGTCCTTGCATACACTACAGTGTCCGCTCCGGTTTGTATGTAATACTTCTCGTCAGTAACCGAACGGCCTTTGAAATAATAGGCCTCGCTAAAGTAGGATCCGAGGTTGAGGCCCTGTTGACCGGGGCAGGAGGGACGGGTGAATTCCTCATACACATTACCCTCCTTATCACGTTTGGTCACGTGCCTTTCGTGGAAGATAACGATCTTATCGCCTGGAAGACGTAGAAACCCTTGGAGGTAGTTGTTGAAGTTCTGCCCGAATACTCCCCAAAGGGTCTCGGTCATGCTTCCATGTCCATGGGTCCAAAGGACAAGGGCAATCAAATGATCAACTGTACGAGTACCCGAATCTAATATTGTACAGTCGTATGGATATTCGCCTTTGTCCGCAAGTCGAAGTAATTCGTTGGTAATTTCGACTTGCCTCAGGAACCCTCTAGGCTTTGGTCCTTGTGATTTGCCCAAGGTGGGGTCCTTACGCTTCGGATCGACTGTTATGTACTCGATTCCTCCAGGTAATAGAAGTTCGTTACAAGACCAAACTGCTATATTCTCGAGAATCTTTGGTTCTAGGTTCTCCATTTCGTGTAGTTTGTTATCTACGTCGAGAACTAATTTCTTGTTACCCCTCTTTGGTTTTGGTTTTTTGTGTTGCATTGCGAGTGTTGTCTTACCAGTCCCAGGAGGGCCATAAAACAGATACGATTTATCTTGTTCAATGCACGTTGCTGGTTTGCATTGTTCGAGTTCAGACATTTAACCCTTCGTCCCATCATCTTCCTCCACTGGTCTTAATGGTTGGTATTCCTTCAATTCGATTTGTTGAGCAAGGAACCATTCTCCTGGGGCTTTTATCAAAGCATATAGCAATCTGACCCCAGTCTCATCTTCGATGAGAGTACGCTTAGCGATTATGTAAGATGTATATGCTTCTGATGTGCAATGCGTGACTCGTTGTCCAACCTCGAACTTGAAGGGAAGGCATTTGTGGACCTTAGTTCTAGTCTTCCTCTTCATCTTCCTCTTCCTCGTCTTCGTCCTCGTCCTCGAAGTCGTCGTCTTCGTCGAGTTCGGGATCTTCCTCCGACCGCCCATAGGCGGGCCGGCAGGCGCTGCAGAGACAACCAGTGTAATCCACTTCACACCTCCTTCAAGGGAACTCCGTCCCTTGGTTTAGCGCCTTGGCGGCGCGGGGTTACTTTTCTCCTGTATATATAGACTTGCAGGAGTTACATTCGTACTTATCATTTGGTAGCTTAGTGAAGACATTACAGCCACATTCACATATGTAGCTTCGTTGTGATCCAGGTAAATATATCATTTTGACCTTCCTTAACGCGGATTTCGATTCGAGAGCCACTCGTCAACCGCTTCTCGGATCATTTGGCTTCTGTGGAGCCCGGTTGAAATCGAGAGTTGCTTTAGTCTCTTCACTTGGTAAGGACGCAAGCCTACCATGATTTGTTCTAGCTTCTCAGGCTTCTCAACTAGTCCGCGATTGGCGTCCACGGTTTGACTTCAAAGGCGGTTTGTATGAGGTCCCTTTGGGTTTGCTCGCCGCTTATGCACAGAGAGTAATATTCGCACTTACGGAAGTAGGCACTGCAGGCGAAAGGCGCGTGGCGAGGCCAGAAGTTGATGGAACGGAAGTGTTTTATTTGCTGGAATGCCTCCTCGACTTCTTGCCTCCAACGCCTTTTTTCTTCAGGTGTTCTCGAAGTAGTGAGACGTCTAAAGGAGTCATCGTCAATCTTACTTGTGACTCGTATGGCATTGATCTGAGCTTCGTCCACAGGCTCTCGAGTAATCTCCTCGAGCGCAACAATGTAACCTGACATTTGAAGAGAGAGTTTGAACTGTTGGTCAAACAAATCTCCAAAGCGTGTAGTTGATTTGTGATCGTTTGGGAAGATGCGACCACTATCTTTCCACCGTCCGACCAAGTCGATTCGGCCGATGAAATTAAATTCCTTGAATGGGATCGTAAATGGGACCTCAACCGCAATCGCCTCGAATTGATCCGAGCGCCACTTTTCGATGTATTGGTAGAGGATCTCGAGGCCTCGCGCGCGGGTCCTAGGGTCTTTTTCATCTGAGGGGTCCTCGGGGTAGTTGATTAGGAATTGGGCTACGAATCTAGGAACCGCCTTACCATCACAGATCTCACATCCATGGAATGTCGGACAGGGGCAGGTGACGTCTTCTGAGAATCCGCTATCGTTGTAAAGGGATTCGAGAGCCTTGTGGAGAGCGAAGCCGAATTGCATGGGGTTGGCGAAGTCGCCTTCTTGACCGATTGGCACCAGGCCGAGCTCGTGCCTCCAGAAGAACTTCTGGGGACACATATGGAGAAGATCGACCTTCGATGAATCTAACCACTCTCCAATTTCCCCTGCTGGTTCCATCCGACCTCCGTGGTTAGGGGTTTGGAAGCGAAGTTGAGCTGCGCGAGTTGGGGTCATTCTTTGAATCCGAGGCGCTTGGGGGCTAAGAATGGGATGCACTTGGCGTCATGGGAGCCTCCCCGGGTCACCCGCCGTCAACGTTCCTGTCCGAATCGCGGAGGCGATATTGCAGGCTTCGCAATCACCTCGGGCATGCTTCTCGTCGTTCGCGAGCCCCGAGCGACAGAATATTTCCTCATAAGCATCGGCGATCTCCTCCCGGGCGGCCTGGCGCACCGCTGCGTCATGCGCCGCCACACAGGCGGTGGAGTCATTGAGAGCCTGCCAAGCTTCATCGAGCCATTCGGTGCCCATGAGATGACGGTATGGTTGGGGGCTCAAAGCTTCTACCGCTTCCAGTAACACCGTCCGCAACGCCGCCGCGACCGCCTGGGCCTCGTCGCGTTCGGCCTTCGTTTTGAGCCGCGCCGTGTTCTCCGCCTTGAGGGACCGAACCACCAGCCGTTCTGCTTCCAGTGCGGCGTTCAACTCCTCGGTGAGCCGAGCCACTTCGGCGTGGGCGGTGGCGAGTTGGGCGCGTAGTTCGTAGGTCTCTTGGACTGCGTCCTCTTTCAATTCGGCATAGCTCTCGAACCGTTTCTGAGCCGCGTCCCGCTCCTCGGTGAGCCGGGCCGTGGTCGCCCGCTCGGCGGCGAGTTCACTACGGAGCCGATCCTTTTCGGTGACACCGATGTCACCGTCGAGTGAGGCGAACCGTCGCGCCTCGTCTCGTTCACGCTCAGCGTCGGTGGCGCGCTGTTCGGCGGCGGTGAGGCGGGCCTGGAGGTCCGGCTTCGAGACGGCGAGCCCGCGTGAGAAAGCGTACGATTCGTTCTCCTTCAACTGTTCAACGGCTCCCTTAAGCCGGGCGATCTCGGCCTGTGCTTCGGTTAGGGCGAGCGAGTCAGGGCAGATGAAATCGCCTTCGAGTGTAACTCCATGCCGATGGCGTTCTAATTCTCGCTCCAAAGGCTCGCGGATGGCGCGGAGGATCGCCTCGGTTTCACGGCGCACCTCCCAGCAGAGGTCGCAGTTACAAGGTGGGTCACAACTCTGGCGATGACCGCCCAGCATCTTCCAACTACGTTCCAGCGCCCGCACCCGCTCCTCGTCGGTCGGCCTGCTCATTCTAGTCGCCCTCCAGTTGGTCTCGGGTCTGCTCAGCGACGTCTGTTATGTCGGAGATGCAATCTTCGCAAATGCGACCAAGCTTTGTTTCGACTGTGATGTCCTTGAACTGACTGCATATTCCACAAACCGTGGCGTCTTCGTTTGCATTTAGACAAGAAGCGAGCGCCTCCGCTAGCCAGATAACGTCGACATCTGGTAGCTCGACATGCCCCTGCCAATTGAGGGCGCGGATAGCGTGGAGCATGGTTTTCGTCTTCATCACCCTTCCTCGACGAGGTCGAGTAGTGTCTTCTTCCGTTGCTTGGTTTGGTCGAGACGTTTGGGTTTGTTACGCTGCGGAGCAGATGGGATTCGCGTCTGTTGAAGACGACGAATTTCAGATTCTAACTCCGCGTTGGACATCTCGGTTATTTTCTTCCCCATTTCCTACTCGCTTAGAAGTTGTTCAAACGTCTGGTTGGATTCGATATTGGAACGAAGTCTTCTCTGCTCTTGGGTTATGATGGCGTTGAGAATCCATGAGAAGCAGGTACGTTCGCCATATATGATGAGAGCATCTTCTATGGTCTTTGGGACTTGAATCTCATCTGAAGTTTCCTTAACCTCCCCATTGATTTTAGTACGCGCTTCGATGTTTATCTTGACGGTGGTTGCTTTCTTTACTTTGATCTTCCCCATTTGAGAACCTCCAAGGTTGACGCTGGCTATTCTCAGCTTACCTAGGCGCTGTAGCCAAACGCCAACCTTGCAAGCTCCCGCGAAGCGGGGAGGTGTGGGAACTGGGCTCTCATTTATTCCCACGTTCTCGCCGTCAAACGGCGACCAGTTGGGGTTTTTACACGTTGTTAAAGGTCCACGAGCTCCATGTACGAGGCACGCTTCCGATCGCCCTTCTTCTCATCCCCTGCGAGTTCCTGACGCTTGACGGCCTGGATGGCGACGGCGAGGCTGTTTAAATAACGACCAAACACGCCTCGGGTTCCCTCAATCTTGATCGCATCTTCAAGGGACTTAGGGATATGAACGGAGAAGTCGAGCTTCTTCTGGTTATCATCCTTGCCTTTGGTAACGGTCATGGGGACTTCGACCGTAGTCGCCCCTGAACGCTGGGCTTCGTCTTCCAGATGCATCAAATCGGCCATTTTTAACTGTTCCTTTCTTGGCTGAGGCGCGTAGCGCCTGGGTTATGGGGTCTTTGACCCGGTTTGGGGGTTTAATAAGCAATTTTTATGCCATTGCCAACCCGCCTTTAGGAGTTGGTGGATTACTAAGGGAGAATTGGCCAAATAAGGGTACAAGAGGTGCAATTAGTCCCAAAGTTGTTCTTCCTCGTAGAGTAGCACTGCCCGCAGATAACCTGGGGCCTGCAAGCGGGGTCGATTGTCAAACAATCGTAACAGCGGATGCCACCGTTGGCGTCTTTGGAGTTCCCTGGGTCGCATCGAGAGCAAAGCATTGTATCTGTGATTGAGCAATCCGCTCCCGCGAGGGATGCGGTCAAAACGAGGATTCCAATTAGCTTTTTCATTTCCCTTCCTTTATAGTCGATTCGACTATGTTGATGACTGCTTGGACTTGTTCCTTATGTGCCTGTCGAAGGCGAGTGATGGCCCCTTTTGAGATGTACTTCCCGGTTACAAATGGGTCGAGGCTGAACTCGGGGGTGATTTGGAAGTCAGACCAACGGTGAAAGTTGGTTTGCCTCGATGGAGTGACTTGCCCTCCGACGTCAGTCGGACCTAGGTTGATTTCCTCGATAACTTTCCTCCTTGCATTGTTTAGGTTTTCTTGGATTATGGGGGCGTGTTGAGAGCAAATCGCTTGTGCTAGATAGAACATTTCGATTTGAGAGAACATTCGTTGAGAGCGTTCCAATAGGCTAGCCCTACCCCCGCAGGGATGGCTCCATTTGCATTGGAGGGAGTAGAAACGGTCGATTAGGTCCTTCACTCTAAAGGCTCTACCGCTACCCTAGGAAGTTCCAAAAAAGGAGTTTGGTCTGGATTCTTAGTAAATGGCTCTCCTGTTAGAGTTATACATCCATACGTGCAACCGTTGTAAAAGTAAACCACATCTCCTTTCTTATAATCCCTGTCTAACCAAGGGCACTCGTTTTTTGTAACGTCTCGCGTAAGAATGTATTTCATTCCATATCTCCTAGTTGAAGCGTTTGAAACCATACGAGGGCCTCCGGCCCTTGTTCGTTTTGGTGTTTAATTTTTGAGCCTATATACTTAATACGCTCTTCTTCTACAAATTCTCTAGTTTCAATATATGCCTTTGCGGCTTTTAAAGCCCCTCCTGGGGTAAAGCCCTTCTTTTCTATTAAAAACTTCATTACGTCTTCTATTTTAGGAATCATTTTTCTCCCTCATACGCGAAGCGTGGCAAACCATACAATAGCATTGTGTAAATCTTCAGGCTCGTTCATCCAATGTGGAATACGGACTTCGTGTTTCTGGATTTCGAGGAAATTCCCGGTTGCGTCTTCCCATTTATTGGGACGGTAGAGAGACTTGGAATATTGTTCTCGAATGACCTGATGCTTGCATGCGAGGATTGTCTCGATGTGGCGTTTGGCGTTGTGTTCCTTAGGCCAGCAGGATTCGATGGATATGAACGTTATCGACCCATCCCGATCCATGTGGCCTTCTAGGACGATAAAGACCGGAGGACCCTCGAAGGGGATAGGGAATTCGTCGCCCTTAAGGGCGGATTTGGGGTATTGTTTTGGGTTGTAGTTGTTCATCTGCCTTCTAGTCGCCATATGGTCCCTCGCATTTGTCTGAACAACTCTCCGCTCCCTCTCCTTCCTGAATTGAAATCGGCTTCGATGAATAGACTTCAACTCGCACCTCCCCTGCGGGGGACTTGAAGATTAGTTCCCGCATGTAGTTTGCTCCTTGTAGTTTATACTCGGAGCCCCATGTTATCTGGTCGACTCCGTGTAGGACGAGAGTGGTGTGCATTAGCCGAGAACCTTCGTTATCTTCCCTCCCTGGACACGAACGCGAGCATACCACTTGTGAGGCTGTGGGTAATGAGGGCCCTCGATTGAGCATTCGCCATCACTTACCGACGGCCCGAATGGGCCGGGCTGGTAGACGGTTACTTCCTTACCAGCAAGGACGTCTGCTTTCATATCTTTCTTGTTCTTGTAATTCTTGTCGGTGTATGCCATGTCAATCCTCCGGGAATCGCTCGATTTGTTCCAGGAGTGAGTTGCGACGCTTGCGTGGGGCATCGGATACAGTATGCGGTTTCGCTGTTGGCTTCCTCTCTGAGGATCGGATTTGACTTGAGGCGGAAAGGTGAACAAACCTTTCCTTTTCCTCACGAGTGAGTTTGATCCAATCCTGTTCGATTTCTTTTCTCAAAATCATCGCTTCTTGGAAAAGGGATGACAGGCGGTCGATCTTCGCGATTAGCGAGGGCGTTGCTGGTTTGTCGAGAGGATAACGTGGCTCCTTGGCGAATAGAGGAACGAAAGGGGCCATATTATTTCTTCTCCAATTTCTGATCAATTCGAGCCTGCACCCAACTAACATACGATTGAATCAACCGCTCTACGTTAAGCAACTCCTCATAGACTGGTCTAGGTAACTCCTGACGGTGATCTTGAACAACCTTAACGAGCGTTGAGAGTCCCTTCCTAAGATCAACTTCGGGGTTATCAAAGAGATTCATCGAAGCACCAACTCGATGACAACCAAAGTCCATGAGATAGCTACCGCCAGTAGAACCGACTTCAAGATCGGACGGGATTCCGCCTGTTGTGAATCCCGTAAGGCTGAGGCCCTTCGGGCCTGGACGAGTGCCCATCCTGGAATGGGCTCCTGGCTATTCCACCATGCTAACATCCCAAACCTCCTTGGCGTACTCCGACGCCGTTTGTGGAAGCGTATATGCCTCCGTGGCCGCGTATCCGATGATCGGGATTTACAGGCATTTTCAGGGCTTACACACTACTAGCCACACCCGATTCAGATACGAAGCCACGCAAGCATCTATTGGCAGGGAGTTTCCTCCATTCTTGGCAACGGAGCCGCCGGCGCGCTAAGAGGGATGGTAACAACCGGGATTTGACATTGTACCTGGACTCGTGTTAGCGAGCCCAGAGCAACGCACCCCCCAAAGATTATTGCGGCGATCAATGGTCCCATTTGTCTCCCTTTTAGTCGATGTAGATCCAACTTACAATGGCGCTTGTCTCCAAACGCCATTGGAGGGGGATCTAACGCCGCCCGTTACGGAACCTAACGGGAGATTGAACCTCCGTATGGTCGATTGCGTAGTTGAGTAGAGTATCGCATAAGCTCCCGAGTTTGATTCCCGATTGTGCTGCTAGCGTCTTGAGCCGTACGATTGTGTCCTGTTTAATGACCACGTGTAGGTACGGCCACGTGTTATTGCTGTCGAAATCCCCTTGTTGTATAACGAGTTTTTTGGGCATGTCAGCTTACGTACCCAGACTTCTTCTTCCCGTTGCTCTTAACCTTCTCAGACGGGAAGAGAAGCTCCCTTGCAGCGGCTTGCAATTGGACCGTCATCTGCAAGGTCATGAGCTTATCGGCAGAATCGACATCCGCCGTGGTTTCGCCCTTGGGCGTCTGGATTGTGATCTCCCCTCCCTTGAACGCGCGGAGAGCGTCTAAGGATGGAACCTCCGCGATGCACTCGACAGAGTCCATGCCCCGAGCACCTACTGTGAAACGATACTTTGCCATTCTCTGCTCCTTCCATTGAGCCCGCTAGAAGCGGGGCTTTGGTTGCTGGTTCTCGTCACACCATGAAGGATGCAGATACCAAGCCAGACCCTGTGGGGGCGTAACCTATTGAATTCATTGCGTTTGTCCTATCAAAACGCTGTTATCGTGTCACTCTGACCCATTTATGGTAGGTCAAAATGACCCGTTTGTAAGTGGTTGTTTTAACTGGGTTTTGAGTGTGTCGTTATGACATGCTCTGAGTCACTTTGACCCAGGTCATTTGTCTCATCAGGTGAGACCTTGTTTTGAGGAGCAGAACGTCCTTTAGACAAGATATTTAGAACATCCTCTACTCCACCTGACTTTCTGTATTTGGGATCCTCTGGATTAGCATCCGCTTCAAAGAGCCTATTCAATTCTTCCTCTTCTTTCAAGAATGCTACTGAGGGACGAGGAGCTTCATCAGGAAGGAAACAACCATTCCTATTTGGGTAGATAAGGAAGTAGCAGTTGATACAAATCCAAGACTCATTTCCTTTGTAGTACATGGGAGTTATGTGATGGGATGGATGGTGGCATAGATCACAATTAGATTCAACCTCTGAATAGTCTTTTAACCTTCTCTCTATCTCCCTTGGATCCAACTCTGATTTATCGGTTGAGATCTCTTGATACTTATCCTTCCATTTATCTCTATTGAGAGCTTGGCGAGCCCACCTCGAGTGAGATGCTTTCTCTCTCAACTGCTGAGTTGTAAGCCCTCTATTCTCAGGCATCCTGGAATAGCAGACGAGACAGATTCGAACCGGCTCTTGGAAGATTCCCAACGGGAGGTAACGCTTGCATCGAGCACATCTCTTAGAATCCATATGTAGACTCCTATCTTGTTCGCCAACGGCGGCGAGCATGGATGCATATAATGCAATTTTCATGCCAATGCCTTGTACCAACCAACCAACCTCCCTCCCAACATACTGCCACACTAACCCTTACTTTGAGTGTATAGTTGCATCTCCTCTTGAGCTTCTCTAGAGTTTGAAGGGGTTATCTTGTTATACTAACATATATTTTCTCAGAATGTATTATATATATTCAAACCTTCCACTCAAAATGGGATCACACACATAGGGGTAGTGTGTCAGTATGATTGCTAGTATGGATGGTATGATTGAATGCATCCACTCGTTGACGCTAAGAGCTTGCTACTCTTTGAACCCTCGCGCTTCGCTCGCTAACACGAGGGCGCTCTTAGGATCTAAATAGCTTGCTAGCATGTCTACTCCTCCGCCTACCAAACCAGAAACAAAGCATACCCCCGAGATATCTATCTATCATGCTAGCGAAAGGCTCCTTCTCAACGCGCGATACAAAAATCAACAATTTCCAGAGTGGGATCAACTGCAACAGTTTGGGTTATATTATATGATATAATATAGGGTAGACTTATATGACTGTTATTGGCACGCATTATGCATATATGGTAGAGGCAAAGCATGCCCCGGCGGATTGAGTCTACTGGTTTAGACCCCATCGAGAGGAGGGTTGCATCTCTCCACATTGGGGGCGCGTCTAACGACGTGATTGGTTATCTAGTCGAATGCAGCGCGGAGCACGTCGGCGTCATATTGAAACGCCCCCGCGTTGCTCAGTTCTTAATGAAGATGACCGCCATCGTAGGAGAGGAACTTGGGCCAGCTTTAAAGAACCTCGGCGAGGCGATGGATGACGCTGCTGAACGAGCCTTTGAGGTTGAATGCGAGGCTATGGAACGCCTCTTTGCCCTCGATGACGCAGAGGATAAGAAGTTCGTACATGCTCAGGCATCGGCAGCGAACATCGCGCAGGATATATTAGATCGAACAGGGAAGCGGGCTCCAACCAAGATCCAACAGCGTGTGGAGTATTCCATAGCTCCTCAGACGGTCGAGCACCTAACGAGGATTATGAGCGAGGCGGGGACCATTGACGTCACACCCCATGTGAATGGCAAGGGCGGAACGCCCTCGTCTACACAGGAAGAGCCCTAGATGGGACAGCAAGCAGAGACAGCGTTAGCCGCCATGTTAGCCAACCAAGGGCGGGGGTTCCAAGGTTGGGGGGAAGGTAACATTCCCTCGGCACCTCCACCTCCATTGCCAGATAAACCACCAGTGTTCAATCCTACACCGGACCCAGGCGGGAGCCCTCCGGGTACTCGACCTTCAGGTGAAGGCGGAGGCGGGGGAGATACTGGCCCAGGCGCTGGGGGCGTTGTAAGAGGCCTTTGGTCTTCCTATGATCCCATCACTGGGAAGCATTACCATACCCGCACTGCCCAACCCTGGATCCAATCCCAAGCGACTCCTTTTCTCCAACAGGTATACGGGAAGTATAAATACGGTTCCGATCCTGGGAATAGGTTAATTCGTGCTGCGAGAAGTGGGAATTTGATATTCAACCCAAACGACCCCACGCAGTATCACATCGGGCAACTCAACTCCCCGGGGTTTCATATTGATTCTAGTGGAAACCGAGTCCCGAACCCCGCCCCGGTTGGAAATCCTTGGAGTTCTTTCTCCCAATTCGACCAACAGGCGCAGCCGATTCAGCATGCGCTCTCTGCAATCGAGGAGCGATGGAACGCCCGAAGGGCGAGGAAGAAGTCTAAATAATGTTTAATACTGTAACATTACTACATGTATGCCCTACGGAAGCGAGAGAAGATAACAGAGAGCCTTTTGATTTCGAGGAGGCGCAGATAGTGGTTGATTCCCTCCGTCAGCTGGATGGTATGAAGATGTCTTTTAAAAATCTACGAGAATGGTTAGATATGAAACCAACGGAAGCTTATTTTCTAGTCGTGGAAGTGAATGGGAAGAATATATGTCGTATTCATATCGAGGATTGATGGCAAAGGCTGAAGGCCTCAGCCCTGCTGGTCCTTGGGGACATAATGGATGATTGTACCGGACTCGGCGAGGACGGAGCAGACGCGCCAGGAAATACGAGCCCGCGCGATAGCGTCGACATATGTAATGGCCGGGGTCGTCGGCTTCCATGACATCACCCCAGGACTCCATCTCGAAATGTCCATATGGATCGACGGACCAGCTAGACGAAAGTTGGGACTGGTTCCAAGAGACCATCTTAAGACTTCAATTTGGACAATCGCTAACACGCTACGAAGAATCGCGGCTGATTCAAACATTCGCATACTTCTGGGCAATGAGACAGCTACTAACGCAACGCATTTTCTACGTCGTATAAAGGCGGTTTTCCAGCGAAATGCATTGTTTCAATGGTTATTCCCCGAACTTATCCCAGACTTTTCGAAATTGGAGAAATGGTCGGAGACGGAGATTATTGTTCCAAGAGCTAATGACTATCCAGAAGCGACTATCGAAACCATTGGAGTTGGCGGAGCGGTTGTCTCCCGACACTATAAGCTTATCAAACTTGACGACCTCGTGGGCAAGGAAGCGTCTGAATCAACTGACGTCATGCAGAAAACAATTGACTGGTATCAATACTGCGAGTCGCTACTCGAAGATCCACATGACTCGATAGAAACCTACGGAACCCGATGGTCATACAATGACCTCTACGCATGGATTCTTGAACACGAGGCCGAGGACGTCGACCACTTCTTCCGTGCTTGCTATGACGAATCAGCGAATCCCATCTGGCCAGAGCGCTTTGATCGAGTTGAACTTGAGCGAATGCGCCGCAAAATGGGGACCTTTAAGTTCTCTTGCCAATATCTCAACCAACCCTTTGACCCTGAATCTAGTAGTTTTGATGAACGATGGTTGCGATACTACGACTACATGGCTGGGGCTATCTGCCCAGAGGGCACGGGGACCCCGATAAATGTTACAAACCTTCAAACATTCATGCGAATTGATCCTGCTATTAGCGAGCGCGCTGGCGCTGCTAGGTCTGCTATCATTGTCGATGGGGTTCATAGTGATGAGCGTGTGTTCGTTTTGGAAGCCTGGGCGAAGAGGTGTCAGCCATATGAGATGCTCGACCAGATGTTTAAATTCTACGAACAATACAATTGCCTTTCCGTTGGTATCGAGGCGGTTGCTTACCAGCGCATCCTCAAACCCCTTATCGAACACGAGGCCGAGCGTCGGGGGGTATGGGTTAACGTCATCGAGCTCAAGCCCGATACTAGGGAACGTAAAGAGAATCGAATCCGAGGAATCCAGCCATATCTCGAAAGGGGCCTCATCTGGTTGAGACGAGATATGGATGAATTCCTGGAGGAATACAGGCAGTTTCCGGTGGGGAAGACCGTGGACATCCTAGACGCCTTCGCCTACGGTCCCCACCAATGGAGTGCCCCTCTTGAAGGCGAGGCCGAATCAGAAGCCCGGGAGGAATGGCAATTCGAACATAACTCGACTCGGTCGGAGATAACGGGGTATTAGATGCGTTTAACCTACCGTCTGCTGGTATGCTATTTATTCACCTTCATATTCCTAACCTATGAAGCAAGAGCGGCCACACCTAGTTCATGTACCTCTCCTCCTATTATCGCCGCTGGAGGTGGGACAGTATCTGGAAATACAAACGGGCAAGGAAACGG